TTTATTAGCTTTAATCCTACTGCGTTATTATCATCGTTGTTTAATGCGAATGATTCTAAAGTCTTCATTGTAAATTTATTTGTTGACAATATATAGTTATTTTTTTACAATAGATTTCAGCATCTGAATCATTTCAATTTGCGGAAAGATGTCAGTCTTATCTGATCTAACTGAAGTGTGACTTAATAACCCTTTAACTTTACCAGTTTTAGCCTCGGTATAGGTGTCTAATGCCTCTGACGGTCCCATTCTATTCAATCGATCAATTATACCAATACTGAGATCAATCTTATGAATTTTAGATAAATATAACAATAATTCTTTTACCGCACTTATTTGTTTGTCACTATATCGGTGCCAATACCTATATCCGCGGAACTCATATCCAAGGTCGCATACCATAGCTTTATTAACTAGAGTATTAGTGTAAGTATAGAAATTAACTCCACTTTTCGTTAGCCAACCAAAATTACAAATTTCAATACCAATTGAATGCTGATGCATATACTGATCAACTGCACCAAGATGCCATGCATATCCATTTTCTGGAAATGATTGTACAATTACTCCGTCATGTAATATATCTGAAGTTTTTGGGTTTATTCCACCAATAACATATTTTGTAGCAATTTTACCTCGATCATCATCTGCCCAGTTTTTAATAGTTGTGTATGGGTTGTTCCACCCAGCTGTATGATGTAGGAAAATATACTCTTTTTTAGTTTCAGTCTGGAAATATTCATCTTTAGGTAACTGATATAAATCCATTTTAGGAATAATACTTTCACTTAAATCAGTAGAAATATCTGGTGCCACAGCTATATTTGGGAACATATGTGAATATAATTTAATATCTGGTTCTCCCGTTACTGGTAAATCATTCCTAAGCTGATAATTTCTAATACCAGCATACAATAACTCATCTGGTTCCCCAGTTTCAACTAAACCCAAATATCGCTGAATTTTACAGATATCAATCATAACTGACCTTTTATAAATTTTTTTGAAAAAATGGTTGAAATTTAATATATTTACACCAATATATAGATTTATTTTAAGTTGAAAACACCTGAAAACATTGACTTTTTAAAAATAGTTGAAAAATATATTGAAAAAAACTTGACTTTCTCATAAAAATGTTGTAACTTTGCCAATTCTTTAATGCAATTTGTTCAATTCAAAGAATCTCACAAAATCATAAAAATAAATTTTTATATCTCCTTACTACCAACAAAAAATGAATTTTTAAAAAATAATTTAAAAGATAATCCTAAAAAATAATATAATTTTTAAAATAATAATAAATATGATCAACATTATGGGTATATGTCCATATAGATCATATGGTCAAATGGACAATATGGTCAAATGGACAATATGGTCAAATGGACAATATGGTCAAATGGACAATATGATCATATGATCATATGGTCAAATGGATAATATGGGGGTTTGGTCCAAAAACCAATTATTTTGACTAGTTATGATATGAAGAGATATTTTCCGTTTTTAATTTTATTATCAGCTATTTCAGTATCATTATCAGCTGCATACTATTCAATTTATGGTTTAAGTAAATTATTCTCAGGAGCTTATTATCCAGTAATTATAATGGCTTCTACTCTTGAATTATCTAAACTTATAATAGCTACAGCTTTACATAATCATTGGAAGAATCTCAGCTATATTTGGAAGTTATATTTAATTCCAGCATTATTTATACTCATGGTTATAACCAGTACTGGTATTTATGGGTTTCTCAGTAATGCCTATCAAATAACATATTCTCAGGATTTAAAGACTACTACTCAAATTGAACTTTTAAATCTTAAAAAGCAAAATTTTATTGATAAAAAGAGTGATTATATTCTTGAAAAAAATGGTGTTATCAGTTCTATATCTCAGCTTAGATCTGGATTGAGTAATAACACTCAAACATATACAGATAAACATGGTCATGTCACAACTACAGTATCAAAAGATAATCGTAAAGCATTTGAATCTCAGTTAAATGATGCTTTAAATCGTAGAGATTTGATCGATAATAAGATAAATTCATATACAGACAGCATTTATAATACTGAAATTACTATAAATTCTATCCAAAATTCATCCTCAGTTGCATCTGAATTGGGTCCACTGAAATATATTTCTAAGGTTTCAGGTAAAAGTATGGATATTATAGTTAACTGGTTATTATTATTGATCATTGGTGTTTTTGATCCATTAGCAATTATTCTATTATTATTATCATTAAAAATAAAGGAATTAAATAGAAATACAGTTATTCCGACAAGTTCCGACAATGATCGTGAAATTATGTTCAATGATAGTGATTATTCCGACATTATTACAGAACCTATTACAGAACCTATTACAGAACCTATTACAGAACCTATTACAGAACCCATCACGAATAATGATGGTACCACTAACGTCACTACTATTCCACAAATTTTATCAGATAAATTGAATAGAATTATCAAACCAGATAATGATATTTCAAATCAACGTCAAGGTCCAATTCTCAGTGAATCACAGAAAAAAAATATGTCTCACCAAGAAATTGAAGAAGTTTATCGTAAATTCAGACGATAATTTACAAAAAATATACTAAATGGTATAAATAAATACATCTTTAGATAAAAATTATACTATATATCAATGAATGAAACTGATATATAGATCTTATAAGTTTAGATTACAACCAACTCAAGCCCAAGAAGTATTACTGAATAAGCACTTTGGTTGTATACGATTTGTATATAATCACTTCCTGAATGAGCGTAAAAAACAATATCAGGAAAGTAAAAAGTCTGATAGTTACTATAAACAAGCAGCCGCTTTAACTGAGTTAAAGAAAAGAGATGAAACTATTTGGTTGAAAGAGATAAATGCTCAGTCACTACAACATGCATTACGATGTTTAGATACTTCGTATGTAAACTTTTTCAGAGGTAATACCAACTTTCCAAGATTCAAATCAAAGAAAAATAAGAATACATTCACTATTCCACAAGATGTGAAAATTAATGAAAATAAGCTCTATATACGAAAGTTCAGTGAAGGAATTAAAATTGACGCTCATTGTGAAATTAAAGGTGAAATTGGTAAATGTACTATAAGTAAAACACCTACAGGTAAGTATTTTGCATCAATACTATCAGAAGAACAATATATCCCAAGTGAAAAGACTAATAATATATGTGGAATAGATTTAGGTCTAAAAAATTTTGTAGTTACATCAGATGGAACCAACTTTAAAAATAATAAATATACAAAACAATATGAAAATAAGCTAACTAGAGCGCAGCGACATCTTTCTCGTAAAATAAAAGGTAGCAATTCGTACGAAAGACAAAGACGAAAGGTGGCTACTATTCACGAGAAAATAACCAATTCGCGAATGGATACTTTACATAAAGTATCTCATAAATTAATATCAGAATATGATATAATAGCAATAGAAGCATTGAATATAAAAGGAATGGTCAAAAACCATAAACTTGCTAAACATATATCAGACGCTGCTTGGGGTACATTTGTAAATATGTTAGAATATAAAGCTGATTGGAATGATAAACAAATCATTAAAGTTGGTAGATTCTATCCTTCAAGTAAAACTTGCCACGAGTGTGGTTGGATAAACCAAGATTTAAATCTTTCAATGAGAGAATGGACTTGTAAGAATGGTCACGTCTTAGATCGTGATCTTAATGCTGCAAAGAATATTCTCAATGAGGGATTAAAAATAATATCGGCAGGGACTGTCGATTACACGGGTGGAGCTATAAATAAGACTTCTGTGAAGAAGCATAAAGCAGTGAAACTCGAAGCTATACCTATCAGCTCTGCTGCGGGTTAAGTCGTTCACATTGCGCCTTAATTTAAATGAATAAAATATAGTTAACGAATAATTATATAATGTCACTTAAATTTTGTATATTTACCGCTTAATTCAATTATATGAAAGATATTTATGATGAAGTATTACCATCATCAACATTTATAACAAATAATAGTGTTAATATTTATTACATTGATTTGGATTCTAAAACTAAGACTCTAGCTGATCACATATCAGCTATTAAAAATTTATCGGATTTTTCCAATACTACCGTACCGATTTATTTTTATTTTATCGGATATGATGTTCGAAATTTTAAAGATTTTGGAATATCATATTTATGTAATTATATTAAACAGATTTCAACTAACAATGTGTTTGAAGCGTGTACTATAATAATTAGGGGTATGATGATGTCGAATATTTTAAAGACGATATTAGATACTAATTTACCAGTAATGGTATATAGTGATGCTAAAATATCCACGGTAGAATATGGTGGTGGTACTATTCCGGGCACGTATGATTCTAATATCAATTATTTATCAGTAAATGAATATAAAAAAATACATAATCTCGATTTCACTATACTAGTATAATATGATATTTACCGAAGAACAGCTTACTGAAAATCATTTAAAGTTTATAGAAACTATAAAATTGACGTGTGGTGATAGATCGGATCTATTATTAAAAATGTATTCAGATTTGGAGTTTTCACTGAAATATTCCCCAGCGTCAAGTTATAAGCATTTACATAACGCATTTAAGGGTGGTTATATTGATCATGTTCTACGGGTGTTGGAATTCACTTTTCAGGTGTATGATACTTGGAGTAGAAACGGATTAGATGTATCTAATTTTACTCCAGATGAATTAGCATTTGCTGCATTGCATCACGATCTTGGTAAATTGGGGTTTCCACATCCTGAATTATCGAGATATGTTGATAATGAAAGTGAATGGCATCGTGAAAATCTTGGTAAGGATTATAATATTAATGATTATATTCCATTCACATTAATTCAGCACCAATCACTATTTTTACTTCAGTTATATGGCGTTAAAGTTAGTTTTAATGAATATTTAGCTATTATGACCCACGATGGATTATACGATGAAGTAAATAAACCATATTTATTAGCAAAATCAGTGGAATCAAAGATGAGATGTAATATTTCATATATTTTACATCAGGGAGATTTTTTAGCTGCTCAATTTGAATATGAGCGTTGGAAATCGGTCGATAAACCATGGTTGTTAAATAACACTAATACATGAATTTAATTAACATTTTAATCGGTATACTTATAACAATAATTGTTGTTGGAACAATAATCATTGTAAATTTACTATCACAGGTATCACAGCTTGAATCTGAGTTGAAAACTGCCAATTCTATCATTGATAGATCTGGTACGTTTTATACATTTTTACTTAAATTGTATGCCGAGGCTGCTGCTGAATTGGATAGAATAGATAAACTTGGGTCTTTTGAATCTGACGACGAGGTCGGATTCATATTTAGAACCATAAAAGAAACAATTGCACATATACAACATCAAATGAGAATTTTAGGGGATCCATCTTTAGCCGACACTACTACAGATGATTCGTCTCCGACTATTTAATAATAATGTAGTATAAATTACTACAAGAGAGGGCGCCTGATGAGTAAAATTTATTTCCCACTAACAGTGGAGGATGCTATTATACGATATAATACATCTACTGGATCGCTTGAACGTGAGTATATATATCAATCTGAGATACATAAGCCACTCAACAAGTTGGTTGAAAATGTAATGCATACATTTAAGTTCTATAATTATGATTCTACGTATGCTGATTTGAAGCATGAAACGATTGTGTATTTACATGAACGACTTTACAATTATAATCCTACAAATGGAAAGGCGTTCTCGTATTTTACTATTGTAACAAGAAATTATTTGATCGCACGTTCAAAAGAAACCACATTTTTAACTACTTCCAAAGATGAGTTAGAGGAAGTTGACAATCGTAGAAATATAATCAATGAGGTTGTTTTAGACGAACGTCGTGGACTTTTAAGTGAATTTATAAAAGAATGGTCTAACTGGGGGATAGAAAATATCAACAAATTATTCCTCAGAGATCGAGATAGGCGAATTGGCGAAGCTGTGTTTGTGTTGTTTCAGGATTGTACCGATGTTGAGAATTTCAATAAAAAGTCTCTATATATACTTATACGGGAGCATGCCGGGGTTAAAACTCAATACATTACCCGGATAGTTAATCGGCTCCGAGTAATGTATGGAACAATGTTCCCAGAATATAATAAGCGTGGAACAATTGATTGGGACCATTATTTAAATTTATATGTCGAAATCGATCAAACGGAATTGGGGATAGTTACAGATGAAAAATTACAGCCAAGTGAGTAATGCTATATTCACAGATAAAAGTGGAAATGAAATTGCATATGAAGATATATTGAAAGATATATACAATCATTCAGAGGATACTCGGACTGATATTCGTACATTAATAGAAAAATTATCAACATTTGTTAGTGGAACAACTGAAGCCGTGGCATTGATGTCGCATATTACCGAAATATTAAATGTAAGAGTTAAAAACGACGATTTATTAGTTAAAATTGCCGCCATTATAGCTAGAACTAGAAAGGTTGCATCTGGTGACGGTAATGAATCATATATTATACCAGAAGATGAACGAATTCAACTCTTGAATGAAGTTAAAGAACTGGTACCAGTTCGAAATTCGGAGAAAAAATGAGCTTCATAGTTGCCGAGGTTATGGAAACCAAAACGGCATTTAAACCTAATCAGAAAGACAATTTAGGTAATTCACTTCCAATTGGATCAATTGAGATTCGAATAGGTGGTAGAGACTCAAATTTAGGGCAACTTAAGAACGTATTTGCTCGACCAGCTACATGGAATAGACGTGTACCATTAATCGGTGAGCAAGTATATGTATTGATAGGTCCGACGAATTCTACAGCCACGGATAGTGTAGCGAATATGGGGTATATGTATTTTTCTCCGTTAAACACTACCGATGATTTAACATTACATAATTTTCCAAGTCTATTTAAGAGGGACCAATCGGCACACTTACCACCGCCCGGTAAACGATTACACGACAATAAAGAGGTTGGATACACTTTCCCGAAAAAACCTAAGAAAACCGACAATTTACAACCATTTGAGGGTGATGATATATTTGAAGGCCGTCTTGGTAGTTCCATAAGATTTGGGTCAACCGTTACTGGTAATACTGGAGTATATGATAAAAAGCCAACGTGGAAAGGATCCAGTAATACAGACCCATTGACAATATTAAGAGTTCGTAAACCTAGTGGATCTGGAAATCAGAATATTGGTAAAATTGGGTCTAAATATTCATCATACGCGAAATATACCATTGAAGACCTAGGTGTAGATGATGCATCAATATATTTAGCAACTACTCAGAAATTGAGCACATTCAAAGCTGGGTTCAATAAGAATATGACCGTTAAATCTATTGGAAACTGGTCTGGAAATTCGCAGATTATAGCCGACGCCGAACGAATTATTATCAATGCCAGAGTTGATAAATTACTATTAATAGGATCTAAAGAAGTAGTTATAACGGGTAAACGGATATTATTTCAGGATGATACTTATAAAGTTTACTTAGATGATTTGATGAAATGGTTGAAAAAATGGTTAGATGAAGATGTCAATTTATCTATGGGATCCGCGATGTATTCTACGTCATGTGGTCCGACGTCCGTTTCAACTAATATGGGGCAATTTCAGAAATTGAAGAATGTGGATTTCAATATGTTCAAAAAACCGTGATTATAATTAAACTTTAATATATTTACTATTTATAGACAAATAACTATAATAAATTATGACTGAAAATCAATTAAAGTTGATCATCAATAAGATTGTAAAATCTGAAATTGATAAATTAGAAGAACGAATATCCAGTAAATTGGCTAATATTATCGCGGAATCTGTAGCTACAGCATATACCACGGTCTCAGCAATAAATAAGAGTATGAATACGTCTAATATGCGGGAAAGTGCCCCAGCATATAGTAGAATAGTCGACGATAGTAATCCAATAAAATCTATTTTATCTGCGACTAAACCATTTTCGGCTAGGGAGCAATATGGCGAATCTCCGACACCGACTATATTAGAAATGATTGGTGGTAGAGATGATACCACTTTTGAAACTATAGACGCGATGCCACCCGTTGTACTAGATATAAATGATCGCCCAGTTAGTACAAGTAATCCCAATGTGAGTAAAGTATTAGATGTATTGAAAAATACTAATTTTAAACATACATTAGATGTCATGAATAGGGCGGCTAAACAACATAGAGGTGGATAGAGATGGCTATTAATATAAAGTATTACCCAGAAGATAATAATAAAGATTCTGGTACTTTAGGTATTAAATTGCCAATGAATGCCATTAATAAGAAAAGTGGCGGAACCTTTAATATGTCTCGAACGACTGAAGAACAGTCTGTAAGTAATTTTATAAATTTATTATTAACAAAGTCTGGTGAGAGATATATGCAGCCATTATTTGGAATTGGATTGCAATATCGTATTTTCGAAAATAACACTTCAGATTTGCGATCATTAATTTCGAGAGATATACACCAGCAAACAAAATATTGGTTGCCGTATATTATAATTAATAAAGTAGATATTGGTGACGGATCTGATCTTGAAAATTTAAATTCAGATAGTGAAAATGCAATTCATATAAATATACAATTTAAAGTTACGGAACAAGGCGCAAATCGAGCAATAACTATATTTAGGCGCGGTTCGATAATTGATGTATCGGTAGACTAGGTAATATAATGACATCGTATAATAGAAGAGTTAATTTTGTAAATAAAGACTTTGCGGAGCAACGTGAAGCACTTATAAATTACACTAAAACATATTTTCCAGATACTTTTGGAGATATGAATGAAGCATCACCCATGATGGGTATGTTAGAAATGGCTGCCGTAGTAGGTGACACTACAGCGTTTGCATGTGACGTGACATTACAGGAAAGTATGCTGTTTACTGTAGATGAACGTATCAATTTATATAATCTCGCACAGTCACATGGATATAAACCACCGACAACTGTTCCAGCTTCTGTAGATTTAGACATATTTCAACTGGTACCAAGTATAGGTGAGGGTAATGAAACTAAGCCAGACTTCCGATATGCATTGATAATTGAAGCAAATTTGCAAGCAACTGCTGAGAATGATTCACAATTTAGAACATTAGATTCAGTTGATTTTAGATTCAGTTCGTCGTTTGATCCAACTGAAGTTTCAGTATATACAGTGACCGATGATGGTGCGATAGAATATTATTTACTCAAAAAGAAAGTAAAAGCATCTTCAGGTAAATTAATGACCGCACAATTCACGTTTACAAATGCTAAAAAATATGATAAAATTGTGTTACCTACTGAAAATGTTATAGAAATAATAGATATAGTTGATTCTGATAATAACAAGTGGTATGAAGTGCCGTACATGGCTCAAGATACAGTTGCAATACCAATTCGAAATACTCCATATAATAACCCAATTTACTCTAAATACCGGGCATCTGTTCCGTACATCTTATGCTATAAACAAACTGAACATAGATTTGTTACTAGGATCCGAAAGGATAATAAGATGGAGATTCAATTTGGTGCTGGGATGTCATCTGAAGCAGACGAGGAAATAGTACCAAACCCGTATAATGTTGCGATTGGATTAGATTATTATCGACGCGTAACCGATGTTTCGATAGATCCAATGAACTTTTTATATACTAAAGCATATGGATCTGCACCATCTAATACTACACTTACCATTAGATACGCAGTTGGTGGTGGATTGGCTGATAATGTTAACGCTGAAACTATTACTGAAATATCTAACGCGGTTATTATCGATCCGATAGACGTGGTTGATCGGAATGTTTTAAATACGATTAAAAATAGTTTATTGATCAATAATCCGAAGGCGGCGTATGGTGCAATGAACAAAAAGCCTCTAGATGTTATTAGAGAAGAAGCGATTGGTAATTTCGCTGCTCAGAACCGGGCAGTGACAAAAGAAGACTATATTATCAGATGCTTTACAATGCCAGCTAAATATGGTGGAATAGCTAAAGCATACATTGAAAATGATACTCAAATGACGCAGTGGAATGAAACTAATCGTATCCCAAATCCGTATACAATGAATCTATACGCGCTTGGGTATGACAATAATCGTAATTTTGTCGTTTTGAATGAGGTAATTAAACAAAATTTGCGAAATTACATGAGTCAATATAGATTAATGACCGACGCGTTGAATATTAAGGACCCTTATATTATTAATATTGGTGTAGAAGTAGAGATATTGACTAGACCTTCTGAGAATTCAAATGAAGTGATACTTCGAGTTATAAATAGACTGATTGAATTGCTAGATAATGATAAAATGGAAATATGTCAACCGATTATTATAAGTAAAATAAGTACTGAATTGGATAAAATTGAAGGAGTTCAAACGGTATCATCGATTAAATTTAATAATTTATTTGATACTAATTTGGGATATTCTGGAAATGTATATCCGATAGATACTGCCATACGAAATGGTATAATGTACCCGAGTGTGACGCCGAGTATTTGGGAATTAAAATATCCACATCGCGATATTAAAGTAAGGATTACTGATATATAAATCTTTAAAATTTTATAAAAATGGAAACAATACAAAGTCCAACAGAAACAAATGCAATAAAAGACCACCAATGTGATTTTTGTTTTGGTAAAATTGAAAAGGGAAGTAAATATATAAAATCAGTACACAAATATGATTATATTTATTCTTGGAAAACACATAAGCAATGTAGTGAAATAGCTTCAAAGTTAAGGATGTACGACAATTGCGATGAAGGTGTTACAACTGATGATTTTATTGAAACGATAAAAGCAGAATATAGTAATCTAATGTCTAAGAACCAAAACGAAATTTACGAAAGTAAAGACTTTGTACTACCTAATTTTCAAGGTCAATTACAATTCGTTATATCTCATTACGGGATTTCATAAGGTTACTGCTAACGGTTCGGGTCTTGCCGAAGGCAGGGATTTAGAAGCAGAAAGTTTCAACCTTGTACAAATGCCCAATAGAAGTACAAAAGATTAATTAACCGAGAATGCCCTGCTTTTGGCAATACCTTGTTAGGTGCAGTGCTTCTCACAAATTAAAATAAAATGAACATAACACTTAAAAGAAATTATGGCTTCGAGTTGATTTTTGAAGCTGAAAACGTAAGAGTAACAGAGGATATTGAAGAAAGAATATACTCCAAAACAGAAGACGGTAAAACTGATTACAAAGTACCACCAAAGCGAGATATACAAACTCACGTTATTGAACAGTTTGTTTCTGTTTTAGACGATATGATTTATTATCGTGAAGCCAAATTTGATAGCAGTAGTTTGATTGAACGTCTTTTTGAAAAATTACCGCAAGAGTCTGCCAATAAATTACTTGTAAAACTAAAACGTGATTATGAGGTGGATGTCGAATAGCATTGCACCTAACGGTTGGGTGTATATGTAGTGGTGGATTAAGAGTAGAAATGTTTGATTAACCACAAAACTATGTAGAAAGCACTAATGTTTGAATTATAGATAAAACCACCATTACATATACACCTTGTTATATGCTGTGCGGATTTAACCTATAAATCTTAATACGAGAGATGAGCCTTTTTGTTTTATTTTTTGTGGATGGAAAATTAAAATTTAAATATTTATATATAGAATAAAACTATTTAATAATATGGAACTAAGAAAATTTATAGCAACTACTATACGTGAATATTTGAATGAGCATTATGATGTTATTACAGAAGAAATAGTCGCTTACCATAGAAGTCCGAAAAAATTTAATAAATTTAATATATCAAATGTAAGTGTTGATACTAATAGACAAAGATATGGATATGGGTTATATTTTTCTGATAGTATTCCAAATAATCAATATGGTGAATATCTATATAAAGTAAAACTTTTTAAAGATAAAAGAGAATATGTTTTAATAAATACAAAAAATCCAGTTGAAGAAGATATAGTAAATAAAATTGTAGAAGCATTTAATAGTTATAACAAAAAATCTGATGAAGTCGTTGAATTTTCTTATAATGGTTGGTTGTTTTATAAAACTATATCAAGAATTTTAGGTGGTGATAAATACGCATCTTTATTTTTATCTAAAAATGGTGTAGATGGATTAATAAGTAATATAGGTGTAAATTCAAATGATTATATATTATTTAATGATGATTCTATTACTATTGAAGATATTAAATATGACCCATATTAGTTTTATATATGTGTGCAATGGAAAAAATAAAACAAAAAGAATGTTACGATGAAACTTAATACGAAGCAGAAACGTAGCATTGCATATAACGGTTGGGTGTATGAGAAGGTTTGCTTGTAGAAACTTTCAAATTACCACCTAACTTTATAGCAAACTTTCTTATACACCTTGTTATGTGTAGGTGTGGTTAATTAAGGTAGAAACATCATTCGGAGAACTGAACAAAAATTTTAAAAGAAAAAGAATGTTGGGAAATTTAAAATTGAATATTTATATATAAAGTAAAATATATGGAGAAATATATGAAACTACGTAAATTTATAGCAACTAATATACGTGAATATTTGAATGAAGAATCTAACAGTAAATTCAATGATATGATTTTCTATCATGGTTCTGATGTTATTTTTAATGAATTTGATAGGAAATATACTACTGATGGTAATATTGGCGATGGTTTTTATTTTACACCTGTAATTGGTTTAGCTAAAAAATATGGTGATGTAATATATAAAGTTAAACTTAAAATTAAAAATCCAATATATTTGAATGGAGTAGATACAAATTTTACAATTAAAGATATTGAATATATTGTAAAAAATATACCTTCAAACTTATTTAATGAAAGTAAAGAAAATTTTTTGGAAATGATTTTATCTATCAATAACGAAAGAAATAGAAATATTGAATTTATTAAATCAATAACATTTATTGATAAAAGAGATAGAAACATTTTTGAAATAATGGGTTATGATTCAATTATAGAGAAGGATTTTGACGAAATAATAGTATGGAATCCAAATTTAATTGAAATACTTGAAATATTAAAATAAAGTGTGTTGGATTTTTCTTTTAAAATTTTCAACCGAAATGATGATTAGAAAGATAAACGGAACACTTACACATAACGGTTGGGTGTATGAGAAGGTTTGCTTGTAGAAACTTTCAAATTACCACTGCCGTTGATAGCAAACTTTCTTATACACCTTGTTAGCACCAGTACGGTTTATTTAGTATTATTTTTAATTTTGGAATATTTATATATAAAAGAAAAGATGAAAGATTTGAAGAAATTTATAGCAACAACCATAAGAGAATTTCTGAATGAGCAACATTATATTAATGAAAATGTGTATAAAGTTTTTCATGGAACTAATGATGATTTTGATAGTTTTGATTATGATAAAATAGGTACAAATACCGAAGCTTCTTGGAATGGTGTTGGATTTTATTTTTCTGATAATAAATCCGAAGCATCATTATATGGTAATAAGATAATGAATGCAGAAATTGAACTAAAAAATCCAATTGATTTAACAGTGATTGATGATACATCAGTACAAGGTTCTGGACTGATTAAGTTCTTTAGTAAAATAAAAGGGTTTGAAAATGTAAAACATGATGGTAAAACAATAGTAGAAATATCAAAAATAATTAACGATTTGGAAAATAATTTTGATTATAAAAATATATCATTTAGTGATGGCACAAATGAACATTTTAAACATGTTTGGTATGATTATGACGGAAAAGAATATGTTCTTAGAAATAAAACACAAAATGAAATAAATAATAAGGATTGGCTTAAATCTATGATAATATCAAGAATTTTATATGATAAATATGATATAAGTGGATTACCAATTCGTGTGAGTGAATTAATGAATCCATATTCATTTACTAAAATAGCAAAAGAAAATGGGTATGATGGTGTTATTGCACCAAATTCAACAGTAACAAGTGGAAATGAGTATGTTGTATTCGATAAAAATAATATTAGAATATTCTAATAACGTTTAATCAAAGCACTGTCGTAGTATTGGTGCTAACATCTGTATTCACGAAGGTTTATTTCGCAAAACACGCCGATAACGGTTAAACTACGAATGTTAGTTAATAAA